AACCTATGAAACATGGATCACTATTTAGTGGAATTGGTGGATTTGATTTAGCAGCAGAATGGATGGGCTGGGAAAACAAATTCCATTGCGAGTGGAATCCATTCGGACAAAAAGTATTAAAACATTATTGGCCAAACGCAAAATCCTATGAAGACATTACTAAAACAGATTTCACTATTCACAGAGGAAACATTGACATCCTCACTGGGGGATTCCCATGTCAGCCATATTCAGCAGCAGGTAAACGATTGGGGAAAGAGGATGAACGCCACCTGTGGCCACACATGCTTAGAGCAATATCAGAGATCCAACCATCCTGGGTTGTGGGCGAAAACGTTCGCGGACTTGTTAATTGGAACGATGGATTGGTATTCCACGAGGTGCAGTCTGACCTGGAAAATCAAGGCTATGAAGTACAGCCGTTTCTTATTCCAGCTGCAGGCATCAACGCACCACACCAAAGATATAGGGTCTGGTTTGTCGCTTACAATGATGCCTACACCAACTGCAATGGACTGTACAAATGCGACAGCAGCAATGAAGTCATCACAGGTGAAAGAGGGATCAATGCACAGTGTGACACTAACGAGGGCATTTGCAATGGGGATGCTACCAACGCCAGCAGCAAGGGATGTGAATGGAGCAGTAAATTCAGGGAAACGAATCACAAAAAATGGGAAGATTCAAAATTATGGGAAACAACTTCCAAACATAGTCCAGGATCTTGGTGGGAAACCTTCCCAACTGTCTCCCCAATTTGTATTGGAGATGATGGGATTTCCTACGGATTGGACAACATTGCCTTTTCAAAGTGGAGAAAAGAATCCATCAAAGCAGGTGGGAACGCAATAGTGCCACAGGTAGCATTGAATATTTTTAAAGCTATACAAGCATATGAGGATATTTTTTTGCCTATACACCAAAACAAAGTTTAAAAGTTTTGAAACCTATGAAAGAATTAACTGCATCACAAATTACAGCAACTGCAATAAAGATCCTGGAATCTAGATTCTGCTTTGTTTGGAGACAAAACAATCTTGCTGTAAGAGGTAGAACATTCACAGGTTTGAAAGGTGTGCCTGACATCATTGGCTACCAAAAGCACACAGGTATATCAGTATTCTGCGAGGTAAAAACTAAGACTGACAAAGTCAGCCAGTACCAAATTGATTTCATGAACAAGGCGAAAACATCAGGATGTCACTGCCTGATTGCTACAGATGTGGATGGTGAGGTAACACTAAAAGAATGGCCAAACTACTAACCTATGAATAAAGAAACCATCATCACACAAATGTACCTGGACAAAGACATCAGCCAGGCAATTGGGAAAATGCAGCCTGTAGAATTACAGGATGATCTAAGACAGGAAATTTTTTTAGTATTATGTGAGATGGACAATGATAGACTACTGGGGATGTGGAATAGTGGATACCTTAAATACTTTGTAGTCAGGACAATGCTGAATATGGCTAAGAGTGACAGATCTACCTTTTTTAATCAGTTTAGGAGATCATTTGCTGAGTACTGTGATAACTATGAGAAAGCAGATGAGGGGGCTGAAATACATGAGGAAATGGATAGCAAACTAAAACAATCAATGGGTGAGCTGCACTGGTATGAAAAAAATGTATTTGAACTTTATGCTGAGAATGGTAGAAACATTTTGAAACTTAGCAGAGATACGAAAATTCCCTATAGATCCCTATTTAAAACTGTAACAAAGGTAAAAAAGAAACTATCAAAAGCAGTGAGAAAAGAGGATAACCAACAAAAGAAACTTATAGGAAACTATATTCATGCAGGACTTGATGTAGTAATTGACATCAATAAAGAGACTGACATGGACACATTAATTGACATCATTGATGAGGTGAATGCATTTATCAGGGAAAAGGTTGAGGGCAGATCTAAGGATGATGTGTGTATTAAACAAATTGGTGGACTTAAAATAAAACAAGTAATATGATAAATTTACTACTTACAATTGTAGCATCAGCTTTATTCAGTTTCTATTTTATAGAGATGGCTAGATTGCACAAAAAATGGAAAATTGATTTTAGACCTTTTAACTGCCTGGTATGTTTACCTGCATGGATAGCTTTGGCACTTTATTGGCTACCATCTTATATCACTGAGATTTTGATTGTAATGATGGGGGCTGCAATTTTATCCGTATTAATTAACACTTTAATGAGAAAAGCAAATGAAACAGGAGCATATTGATTTTATAGAAAAAAACAAGATTAATTTTGAAACAGTAAAGCTGGGCTATACAAAAAACATAGATATTGAAATACTGAAAATGTATGAGCATATCTATCATTTGTACTTGAATCCTAGCTATGTATTGACATACTGGTGTGGTGACTGTGTGTTTGACATGTTAAAAAGATTGATGTTTTACTATGAGGGATTGCCAAAGCCAGGCACACCTGAACAAGAGGTGAAAACACCACCTGAATTAGTAAAGCCAAAACAAACGAAAGCAAAGAAAAAATAAACGTATTGCCCCAGTAATTAATCAATAAAAATTTAACAACAGGGGTGTTAGTTATGTTTCCTGATGGGCTGGGGCATTTTTTAAACTACAATTGAAAACCATGATAGCATTAAAAATATTAGTAGGTGTGATAGCATTGATAGGGATTACATTTATGTCTATTGTTACTATTTTATTTGCATGTGATGCTGGCGAATTAGATAAAAGTTAAACATGAGAATATTAGTAATCACACAGCAAAATAGTGGGGTAGGCTATCATAGATTGATGCTACCTATCTACTACATGGAAAAGGGGTTTGCATTTTTTACAGACACCATAAATGATGAAATCCTGAAAGAAAACTATGACCTGGTAGTAATCAATAGATTTATACCGAATTGTCATATTGATGACTTACTAGCTTATAGGGATAAATATGGGTTTAAAATAGTACTTGATATTGATGACTTTTGGCATTTAGATCCATGGCACATCCTCTATCATCAATACGATCCATTCCCTATTATAGAGCATATCAAAATTGCTGATCATGTGACATGTACCAATGGCACACTTAGAACAGAGATAAGCAAATACAATAAAAATGTAAGCATCCTACCTAATGCATTGCCATATGGCAAAGATCAGTTCACAGATGTACACACACCAGGTGAAAAAATTAGATTAGTTTATACTGGATCAATCACCCATGAAAAGGATGTGGCACTATTACGAAATCCATTTAAAAAGATATTAGGTGATAGGTTACTATCGGATCAATTGCATTTCACACTTTGTGGCTATGATCCTGCTAATGATTACAGCAAAATGGTGTGGCACAAAATGATCAGTGACTTTACAGTAGGACTTAAACTGCCAGGCAATGTGAAAAATGCTTTGCCTATCATGGAATACATGAATTTTTACAATGAGGCAGATGCATCAATAGTGCCATTGGTGGAAAGCAAGTTCAATGGAATGAAATCAAATCTTAAAATCTTAGAGGCTGCAGCTAAAAAAATACCAGTAATTGTGAGCAATGTAGATCCATATAAAGGCTGCCCCTATGCTATCAAGGTGTCAAATCAAACTGACTGGTACAAATCTATCAAAAAAATAGCTGTAGATGCTATTTATAGGAAAGAGATGGGAGAGGCAAACTATGAATGGTGTGCTAACAATTTCCATCTTGATAAGATAAATATTTTAAGGAAACAAATATATCAGAGTTTATGCCAGTAATTAAGTGTAGCAATGGGAAATGGAGAATAGGATCAGGGGGATGTGTTTATGATACCCAGGAAAAAGCTACTGAGGTATGGCAGGCTATTCTAGCTTCAAAGTCATTTGCTGCTGATTCATACAGTGACTATCCTGAGGCTGCTAGTAACAATGCAAAAAGAGCATTGAAGTGGGTTGAAAAAAATGGGTGGGGATCATGTGGTGAGGCTACAGGGAAAGCTAGGGCAAATCAATTAGCTAATAAAGAGCCAATATCTAGAGATACTATTGCTAGGATGGCATCATTTAAAAGGCATCAGCAAAATAAAGATGTGCCATATTCTGATGGGTGTGGTGGCTTGATGTGGGATGCATGGGGTGGTGATGCAGGAATAGAGTGGGCTATCAGAAAGCTAAAACAAATTGATAAAAAGTGAAAAATCACATAAAAGTCTACCTGGATCATTTTGACTATGACACAGATGACTACATTGCATGTGAGGTGTGTGGTAGGAAAGCAGTAGACATTCACCATATCAAAGCTAGGGGGATGGGTGGCAGTAAGGAAATGGATGTGATTGAAAATCTACAGGCTTTATGCAGATCATGTCATTTGGAATACGGAGATAAGAAACAATGGATGGAATTTTTAAAAGATAAGCATAAAGATAAATTAAATGGCAAAAGGTAGCAGCAACAGCATCAAGGTAAGTTTTGGCAAAAGGAAAGCAGGACATGCTAAAAAGAGTTACAATAAACATTCACCCAGGCCAAAAGCCTACAGAGGACAAGGCAGATGATCTTAGAATTACCTATATTTTGCCACAATGAAAAGACTAATGCATTGAGAACTAATGGCAAAGAGATAGACTTTGAACTATTTGACATTAAATTTTGTACCTTTTATCATATCCATGCTATCAGCCCATTTTCTATAAGTGGGAAAGACTATGCAGAGATTTATGTAGGTGACAATAGATTCATCACACCATTGAACTATAGCGAATTAAAACTACAAATTGAAACAGAATAACAATATGAAAAAATGGCTTAAAGAGTTTTGCAGACTGTACATCAAAAGTCAGAATCATCAATCAATAGGTAAATTTTAGGCAATGATACTACTACCTGCACAAATTGAAAGCATAGCAAGCCGAAAGGATAAGACAGTTAAGATCACCATAGGCACACAGGAATTGACACCTGCCCAGGCAGCAGAAATTTTTCAATTGAATCAAAAATTTTGCTACACAGCCATCAAAGAGGAATCATTTCAGGCTGATGAGGTGGATGCCATTGAAAATCTAAAAACTGACCTGGAAACTGAAAAGACACCTAGCCAAAGGCTGAGGGCAATCCTGTATGTGAACTATCAGCAAAAACCTGATGGATATAAAGATTTTGCTACTTACTACCAGGCTAAGATGGAAAAAATATGTGATCACTTTAAAAGTAAACTTGACTAATGACATACATACATCCTACAGCAATCATAGGCGAAAACGTACAAATAGGTGAGAATGTCTACATAGGAGCATACTGCATCATAGGATCTGCACCTGAGTGGAAAGGCAAAGAGGATCAGGATAAGGGTGTAATCATCCACAATGGGGCTAGACTTACTGGCCTAGTGACAGTAGATGCAGGGGCAGAAAAGCCTACTGAAATAGGTGAGAATTGCTATCTAATGAAACACAGCCATGTAGGGCATGATGCTAAACTTGAGGATGGGGTGACATTAAGCTGTGGGGCAAAAGTGGGCGGTCATTCCATTATAGGCAAAGGTACTAACATAGGACTGAATGCAGTAATCCATCAAAAACTTACTGTGCCACCAGGATGCATGATAGGTGCATCAGCATTCATAGGAAAGAAAACCGAAATGAAACCCAATTCAAAATATGTAGGTGTGCCTGCAAAATATATAGGAGAAAACAAAAGATGAAAGTAGCAGTCATATTTTTAGATTATCATAGGCATGATTACACATCCAGGACACTGGAAAGTTTGCACAATGGTGGCTACCCATTTGATCTGTTCACTATCAATAGGAAAGGAATAGCTGCTGCAATCAATGAGGGGCTAGATAAGGCCTGGAACTATGACGCTGTGGTAACATGTGCCAATGACATCCTGATGCCTGACAATTGGCTAAAAACTATGGTAGGCTATGTATCATCTATCCCAAATACAGGAATGTGCGGAATCCACTGTGTAGAGGGTGCAGGATCACCTGAAAATATCAATGGGGTGCTAGTAAATAAAACATTTACAGCATTCGGCAATGTCATGATCCCAGCTACAGCCTTTAAAAATATAGGCTACTTTTCAGAGGAATTTGATCCGTATGGAATGCAAGATTCTGACTATGCATACAGACTTAACAAATCAGGCTTTGTCAATTATTACATTCCATCTATCACTAGCAATCACATAGGCCATGATGTAGGCCAGGAAACTGACTACAGGAAAATGAAAGATGAGGGGCTAAATAAAGCACAGGATGTATGGAATAAACTGACAGCCTGGTACGATTCAACAAACAATTACAAAAGATTGCAAAGATGATTCCCATAGTAATACCTATACTTTGTCATAATGAGGAAACAATTGTATTGGCTGATCTAGACATAGACTGTGACTATAGACAATTGACTGAGGTAGACTTTATGTTTTTTACCATAGACTTTGCATGCAGGTACGAAAAACAAGGTAGACAATTTACAGAGATAGTCAGCGGTGAGGATAGCTTTGTCAGCAGTCTATCATTTAAACAATTTCAAGACATAGTATATAAAACACAAATATATGGCAAAGGCAGCAGTAACTAAGAAAAAGGCTGCACCCAAAAAGGCAGCAGAGAAAAAGCCGGTAGGCAGACCTAAGAATATAGAAACACCTGAGATCATGTGGAATCTATTCCAACAGTATAAAAAGGATACTAAGTCAAACCCATTTATAGTAAAAGACTGGGTAGGCGGTGTAGGAAAAGAGGTATACAGAGAAAAAGAAAAGCCACTAACATTAGAGGGATTTACAGTGTGGTGTTTTGAGCAAGGGATAGCAGGCTGGGTAAAAGATTATTTCAATAATAAAAACGAATCTTACAGCGATTTTTCCCCTATCTGCTCTATTATAAGGGAGCAAATCAGGCAGGATCAGGTGGCAGGTGGCATGGCAGGGATCTACAATCCGAGCATCACACAGCGTTTAAATAACCTGGTGGAAAAGATACAAGAGGATGGGAATAAAGAGGTGACTATCAAGGTTAAGTACGAAAAGAAAGAAACACCCAAAGACTAGATATGCCTGACTTTAAAACATGCAAAATAGATGTAGGCATTGATGGACATTTTAGATGTTCAATTTTAAATAAAGATGTATTGCTATGTGTATATGCATTGACAGATATTGAGGCATTTGATAAGATGTGTGATTTGCTAAATGATATAAAGGACTAATGGATAAAACAGTACATCTTAATGAATTGCATGTCAATCAGCAGAAAGTAGTAGATGGCCATAAAAGGTTTTCTGTGCTATCGTGTGGTCGTAGATGGGGCAAATCTGCACTGGCTATCAATCTATTATCTGAGATTGCATTGGATGGAAAACTGGCTGGCTACTTTACACCTACATACAAATTACTAGATGGCACATTTAACGAGTGCCTACATGCATTAGAGCCTGTCATAGCTAGGAAAAATGATCATCAATTCATTGAACTGATCACAGGTGGCAAAATAGAGTTTTGGAGTTTAGAGAATGAATTGGCAGGTAGATCTAGAAAATATCACAGAAACATCATAGATGAGGCAGCCTTTGTCAAAAACCTATGGAATAGATGGACTGAATCTATCAGGCCTACACTGACAGACTTTAAAGGGGATGCATTCTTTTTAAGCACACCCAAAGGCAAAAATGACTTTCATAAGATATGGAATAGGGGTAAGTCAGGTGATCCAGGATGGACTAGCTGGCAGATGTCTACCTATGACAATCCTTACATTGATCCTAGTGAGATAGATGAGGCTAGGGGTGATCTGCCTGAGTTAGCATTTAGTCAGGAATACATGGCTGAGTTCAATGAGAATGTGGCCAATCCATTCGGTGCTATGTACATACAGCAATGTACCTATCCAATGAGTACACAGCCAGCAGTATGCTATGGCATTGACCTTGCAAAGTCTTATGACTACACAGTGATCATAGGCCTAGATAACAATGGCACAGTATGTCACTTTGATAGATTCCAGGAAGATTGGAGATCTACTAAGCAAAGGATCATAAACCTACCCAGGCTACCTATCCTGATGGATAGCACAGGTGTGGGAGATCCTATCTTTGAGGATCTGCAGGCAGCAGGGCTAGATGTGACAGGCTTTAAGTTTAGCAGTACATCTAAACAGCAATTGATGACAGGATTGCAGACAGCCATCCAACAGCGTAAAATAGCATTCCCTGATGGGGCAATCACAGCCGAACTGAACATATTTGAATATGAGTTCAGTGCTACAGGTGTAAAATATTCTGCCCCTAGTGGATTCCATGATGACTGTGTGATGGCATTGGCATTAGCCTGGAATAATCATAATACAAAGAGAGGCACAGGCAGGTACAGCTTTGCCTAAAAAAAAGTTTAAAAAAGTTTTGGTAGTATAATATGTTTTACTATCTTTGATCTATCAAAACACAAAAACTATGACAAATACAAAATCTGACATTGAGATTATTACAGTATCTACCTTAAATTTTACTAATAAAGTATTAGTAATTTTTGAACAGCCTGTTATTGGCGGTGGGATAAATGAGACAAAACAAGATAATATCATATATGATGCATCTATTGTATATGAATTTTAAATAAACAAAATCATCCGATAGAATTTATAATCGAGAAAGCCCAGTCTAAACAGCTGGGTTTTTCTATTTAAGGATATGACATGGAAAGACATTAACGTATTTCAGTGGCAGCAGATCACTGATCTATTCACAAAAGGTACTGAGGGCATGACTGAACTAGACATGGCTGTAAAAGCTGCAGCTATTGTGATGGATTTAACTGAGCATCAGATAGACAGTCTGCCTATTGATAAGCTAAAACCTTTATTGGAGCAGATTACCTTTTTACATAAGGAAATCAAACCTAGCCCTGCAAAGTACATCAAAGTAAATGGCAAAAGATACAGGTGTATCTATGACATCAGGAAAATGCCAGCAGCCAGGTACATTGAAGCAAAATACTTTTCAGATGATACTAATGGAAACCTACACAAACTTGCTGCATGTATGGTGATGCCACAAAAAAGAAACTGGATAGGCAGATGGGTAGATGATAAGTATGATGCATCAAAGCATTCTGAATATGCTGATGATATGCTAGCTGCACCAATTGTGAATGTTTTGGGATCGGTTGTTTTTTTTTATCAAGTATACAGCAATTGGATAAGGAATTCAAAGGACTATTTGATAGCGGAGATGATCAAGGGGGGCATGACGAAGTATCAGGCAGAGAAACTGTACATCCATTTATGCGAAATTACGGCTGGATTTATCAAGCCAGGCTGGTCGCTGAACATGAAAGCATCAGGCTTGAACAAGTATATAGCCTTAAAACTATTGAATTCCTAAATGACCTGGCATATTTGAAATCCAAAGGGGAGCATGAAAAAGAGCAATTAAGAAAAACGTATGGCAAAGTCAGCTAAGAATCTACAGAATGAAATTGTGAACAATGGATTCCTTGATAAACTAGGGAATGATAGGAATAGCTATGCTGATCTGAATCAATTGCCATCTACTAAGCAAATCATCATTCTATCGGCAGTATCATTCATCCAAAAGGTAAAAGAGGAACTGCAAAGACTGGGGAAAGTAAGTAGCGGAAATTTAGAGGATGGCATCACTAGCGGTGAATTGATTGAGGGAGATGGTGGATATGAAATTGACTTAGGGTATAAAAATACTGATCCTGCATCTAAGTACTACGATTTTGTGAACAAAGGGGTGAGAGGTGTAGAAAGTGGACAGCCGAATAGCCCCTATTCATTTAAGAATTTGATTGTGTCAGCTAAGATGCAGAAAAGCATCATGCTGTGGCTTAGGAAACGAGGCAATGCAGCTAGGAGAGAGGATCAAACAAAAAAGCTAACTGCTACACAAAGGAAAAATAAAAGGATATTAAAACAAATTAATGCTGCTGATAGTGCTAAGTCACTAGCAATGGCTGTGGCTATAGGAATAAAGAAAAAGGGTATTAAAAAATCTAAATTCTTTGACACTGCTGTAGATTTCAGCTTCGGCAAAGGCTTTGTAGATGCAATCAGTAAGACAGTAGGACAGGACATAAAAGTCTATATAAGACAAATAAATAAACAAATTAACGAAACTAACAATAAAAAATAATGGCAATTACAATCAATAGCACACCTGAAAACTACCCATCCGCACATGATGACCTTTACTTTGTGGTGACATCAGATAATATCTCCCAGGTGGGATTCAAATTTGTATTTGATGTATTGATAGACAATGTCATAGTATCAAGGATAAAACTATTCCCTGATCCTACGACTACAAAGGGAATATTCAATGCAGGTGGAATCATCAGAGACTATATTGCAGGATATTTCAAACCTAATACTACACAAACTGCATTTTCATACACAGGGAATGATTTGTATGTAAGCTACAGTATAAGATTTGGTGAGGAATATGATGGCACTACATACACTAACCTGGCATCAGGATCTTATAAAGCATTTAACTTTGTCAATCCACCATTCAGGGATTTTAGTACATCTTACTATCAGCCTAAGATTAATACCTGGCTAACACCCAGAGATATTAGTGTGGCTGAGGTACAAATGGGTGAAAAACTTTATGCAGGGTGGATGAATACAGCAGGCACTACTACAAACCTGACTTTGACAGTACAAAAATATTTAAACGGTGGCAGTACAGATGGCACAGCATCCACAGGATCATCAGTGATTTGTAGTGCATTTGTACTATTTGATTTATCACCTGGTGCAATCAATACCTATCTAGGTGAATCATTTATCACTGCATCTACTTATCAGTATGGTATTAAAGTTAATTATGGTGGCAATCAGTCTGCTGAGTTTAAGATCAAGCTAACATGCAACCCTAGATGGACACCAGTAACATTGCATTTCCTTAATAAGCTAGGGGGATATGACAGCTTTGTGTTCAGATTAGTGAACAGGCAGGAATCATCTGTCGAGAAAAAATCTTATAGTCAATTAGGATGGCAGTACAATAGTGGAGCAATGAGCAGGTATGATTCATACAAAAGGATTAATGCTGGCAATAATACGTTTTCAGCAAATGAGACAGTTTCTTTCAAATTAATGAGTGACTATATTAATCAGACTGACTATTTATGGATGAAAGATCTTATCACTAGCCCTGAGGTTTACTATGAGCAAGGTGGGTACTACTATCCTGTGGGAGTTAAAACTAACAGCTGGTCAGATAAAAATAGAATAGCAGACAAGATGTTCAACTTTGAGTTAAGCATTGAATTTGCAGAAAAAATCAATAGTCAATATAAATGATAAGTACAGAGATATACATAGAGAATCAGAGGCTAGATCTTACAAAGGATTTATCCACTGAATTCACTTATAACATTGATGACATTAAGGACTTTGCATCTAGGAATACAAACTTTTCAAAGACTATTGTATTACCAGGTAACGCTGTTAACAATAAGTTATTTGGCCACATCTTTGAGTTCGGATCATCAAATTTTCATGATGAAAATGTGCCGAATGTGGGGTACAATTTTAATGTATCTAAGGCAGCAAGCTGTATAGTATTCATTGACAAGGTGCAGATCTTTAAGGGAATCTTAAGGATATTAGAGATAGTTATAGACAATGGAGCAATAGAATATGAATGTGCTGTATTCGGTGAGCTGGGTGGGTTTATAAACGAATTAGGGAATAAGAAAATAGAGGAACTTGATTTTTCAGCCTATGATCATGACTGGACTTTGACAAACATACAATCATCATGGAATACAGTAGCAGGATCAGGGTATTACTACCCATTGATTGACTATGGTAAGGTAAGCACAAATAAACATGACTGGGATGTAAGAGCATACAGGCCAGCTTTGTATGTAAGAGAATACATTGATAAGATTATAAGCAATTCAGGATATACATATGAAAGTTCTTTTTTTAACAGCCCTGTGTTTCGTAGATTGATAGTTCCACAAAATCAAAAGGCACTAACTAAAACTACCAGTGATTTTAATAAAGCATTTTTGACTACACCTGTAGAGATTGTATCATCTAGATTAATATCATTCGACACTGTGACAGGATCAGGTTTGACAGTATCAGGGACTAATAGCACATTCACATACACAGGTGTAAGTTCTATTATCTTAAAAATGGACTACGAGTTTAATGGTGATTCTACTAGTGGTACTTTCAAAATAGCTAAAAATGGGACTACAGTCTATCAATATAATTTCGAGGGTGGAATAGGCATAGCAGGCACATTTGAAATCCTAGTCAATACAAATGATGCTATCACTTTCAGATTTAGCAATACAGCACCTAATAGAGATGATCCACCTGTGACGGTAAGTGATGGGCAGGTGTCATTCTATTCAAATTCATTTGTGACAGCCCAGGTGACATTGAATGACAGATTGATTATGGCTGATGTAATTCCTAAGGGGGTATTCCAAAGAGACTTTTTTTCATCTATTGTCAAGATGTTTAACATGTATGTGGTAGAGGACACAAATAGGCCTAAGCATTTAATCATTAAGCCCTATATTGAATTTTACGATTTTGATGGCCAATCACTATTAGCCATTGATGATTTCAATAGCTTACTTAATGTAAACGATACAGATCATCTATTGCTATCGGATGGCACTATACAATATCTAGACTGGACATATAAGGTGGATAGATCAAAGCCTTTGAAGTTAAAACCAATGAGTGAACTAAATGGTAGATACTTTGAGTTTAAATATAAAAATGATTCTGATTATTATAATGAGCAATATCAAAAAAAGTTTTCGGAATCATACGGCACAAAGCTAGAGGATAGCGGATATGATTTTGCTAAGGACAAACAAACAGCAGAGGTCATCTTTGCACCATCACCATTAGTGGGATATACAGGTGAGGACAAAGTAGTACCTACTATTTATAAACAAAATAATGGGGTTGAGGATAGCACAGAGCATGTGATCAGAATTATGCAGGCTAAGAAAATTACAGGGGTAACATCCTATAATGTAAAAAATGGTAGTACAACATTGGTAAGTTTGACTACTTATGGATATGCTGGTCACCTAGATGATCCAAACAATCCAGGTGCAGATTTGAACTTTGGAGTGCCGAATGAATTATATTTTGAATTGAATACAGACTATCCAACAGCAAACCTGTTCAATGCATACTGGTCTGAATATGTGGCAGAGATCACAGATAAGGACAGCAAACTACTGACTGCATTTGTCTACCTGAAAGCAAAAGACATATACAGTTTAGACTTTTCAAAGCTGATCATGATTGATGGGGCTTTGTGGAGACTAAACAATGTACAAGATTTTAACCCTATGGATGTGGACACTACGAAAGCGGAATTTTTAAAAGTAATTGAATTAACATACGAGTAACATGGCAGATGAAGTAGTAGGTATAAAGGTCAAAGTAGATGGTAGCGAAGCAGTCGAATCTACAAAATCCCTCAGGGCTCAATTAAAAGAGGCTGTGGCTGATGTAGCTGCATTATCTGATAAATTCGGTGTATCAAATAAAGCAACTATAGAGGCTGCCAAAAGAGCAGCTGAACTTAAAGATAGGATAGGGGATGCAAAATCTATGGTGGATGCATTCAATCCTGATGCTAAATTTAAGGCATTCAGTGCATCACTTAGTGGGGTAGCTGGGGGCTTTGCTGCTTTGCAGGGTGCTATGGCACTATTTGGAACTGAAAATGACAATGTACAAAAAGCACTTTTAAAAGTACAGGCAGCCATGGCTTTTTCTCAAGGATTGCAGGCTGTTGGTGAGAGCATTGATTCATTTAAGCAATTGGGTGCAGTAATACAAAATAGTACATTATTACAAAAGGCTAATAGTGCAGCCACATCAGCAGCAGCAGCAGTTCAAAAATTATTTACCGGTGCAGTAGATACAACAACTACAGGGTTTAAAAATTTAAAATTTGCAATGGCTGCCACAGGCATTGGATTGTTGGTTGCTGCAATTGGTTATTTGATTTCAAATTTTGAGGAATTGACAAGTACTATGTCAAGTAATACTGATGTAGAACTAGAATATACTAGAGCCCAGGAAGCAGCTACAAAAGCAGTTACAGATTTTAACATAAAATTATATTCAGTACAAAATGCATTAGAGGCAGCTAAAAAAGGCACAATGTCTAAAAAAGATGCATTAAAAGAATATAACGATAAATTAGGCGATAGTGTTGGATATGCTGGATCATTAGAGCAGGCTGAAAGATTATTGGCGTCAAATACTACTGTAGTAATTAAAAGTATTAAGCTAAGAGCAGAGGCACAGGTAATGTATGCCAAAGCAGCGGAATACAGTGCTAAAATAGTTTCAGGTGAAATAGCTGAAACAGGTGGATGGGAAGCATTTGGCAATTTTGTTAGCAATTTTGGAAACTGGGGAGCAACTGCTGTTGACAATGCAAAAGATATAGCGACTAGAGTAGATCTTGCTAATAAAAGTATAACTAGCCTAAAAGCCAAAGGGGATGAATTGAATAAACAGGCTATTGAAAATGATAGATTATTACAAAAGGGATTGTCTGAAAAACCTGGGACAACTAAAAGTGCTGGGAAAAGTAAGGAAGAAAGTCAGGCAGAAAAAGATAGAAAAGAAAGAGAGGCTGCTGAATTAGAGGCACAAAAGAAACTGCAGAGACTTAAAGATGAAACCGAAATTGCAGCAATAGATGATCAATACAAGTCTAGAAAAGCAGCTATTGAAAAGGCTACTATTCAGGAAATAAAAGATATTAATGCAAATGAAAAACTTAAACAGGAAACAAAAGATGCATTGATAACAGCAATAAATATTAAGTCAAAAGCTGATATTGATAAAATAGATAGAGAGCAAAAAGAGGCACAAGATAAAAAAGACAAAGAGGATTTAAAGAAAAAGCTAGCTGATGAAAGACAAATAAGGGAGTTAGATCTACAGAATAAAATAGAATTACTTGACAAAGAGAATGCTGCAATTGAGGGTGACTTTGAAAAAGACCTGGAAAGACTTGAACTTAAAAAGGAGTTACTAGAACAGCAGATGAATATCGAGTTAGAGAATACTGAACTAACTGAATTTCAAAAAACAGAGATTAGGAAAAAATATGCTGATGCCAGGACAAAAGTAGCTGAGGATGAGGTGGCAGTAGAAAAAGCAGCACAGCAGGCTAAAATTGATTTGAACAATAAATATTTAGATTTGTATGCTCAGTTTGGTGAATTTTTACAGCAGATTGCAGGTAAGAGCAAGGCTGTAGCAATTGCAGGATTGGTGATAGAAAAGGGAGCAGCCATTGCTAAGATCATCACTCAAATGAATACTGTACCAGCTATTTTGCCACCAGGTATTCCTAACCCTGCATACATTCCGTCAAGGATTGGCGGTGCATTATCAATAGCATCAGTCATAGCTGCATCAGTACAAGGAATTCAATCAATAAATTCTGCAAATTCAGGTGGTAGTAGTGGCAGTGGTGGTGCTGGTGTAGGTGGCAATGTAACTGCAGCCGCACCTATTATCCCTGCAGCACCAGTGCAAAACACAGTGACACAGTTAAGTACAAATTCAATCAATCAGCTAGGATCTGCCACAAATAGAGCCTATGTAGTAGAATCAGATGTAACTAATAGCCAGGATAGAATTAAACGTATAAACAGAGCAGCTAGGCTGACATAAAACAATAGACATGAATAAAGTATTAAACATTGAGGGATCAGGAATGCTACCAATTTATAAGCTAGAGATTAGCCCTAATATTGACAATGAAATGGAAGTGGATTTTGTGGCATTAGTAGACAGACCTGCCATTGAAAAATCATTCTTAGCATTTAACGAAAATACAGAACGTATTGCATTTGCCATCCAAAGTGAGGATGAAAAAATAATCACTGGGGCATTGATGCTGGCTGACAAACCTATCTATAGGAATGATGAAAACGGTGAGTACTATGTGGTATTCACAAAGGACACGATTAAGCAAATAGCACAGAAATTCTTTGCCAAAGGTTACCAATCAAATGTCAATCTGATGCATGACAGTGGCCAAAAATTAGAGGGGCTTACTATGTTTGAATCCTGGATCACTGATGAGAAAAGAGGTATCAGTGCAATGAAAGGATTTGAGGATGTGCCTGATGGTAGCTGGTTTGGATCATTCAAAGTCAATAATGATGAGGTATGGAAAATGATTAAAGATGGCAAAGTAAAGGGTTTCTCAGTAGAGGGTTTATTCCAATATAAGCCTACTGAAAAACAGGATATGAGTACCATAGAAAATCAATTATGGTCACAGATCACTGACATACTTAGTCAGATAGACTAAAATAGTGAATGAGAATAAGTGTGAGCAGGTGGCAGTGATGTCACCTGTTTTTGTTTCTATATGGTCACAATGTCATATTCAGTCTATATAGGGCTAAAAAGTATTATGACACCATTAGAGGCAATTTTGAAAATGAAAGCTGCTTTTGAAGCTGCTGGGTTGCAATTCGCACCTGGGGATCAAATGCCAGCACCTGCACCTGAGGCAGCACCTGCTGCTGAGCCTACAGAGGCTACAAAAGAATATGATCTAGTATCTGGTGGCAAAGTGACTATTGACAGTTTAGAGGTAGGTGGTAAAGTTACCATCAAAGATGAAGCTGGCAATGAATCACCTGCACCTGCTGGGGATCATGAGTTAGTAGATGGCACTACCATCACATTGGATGAGACTGGGACTATCACAGCTTTAAAAGCACCAAACGAGGCTGCACCTGAGATTGAGGTAGAGGTAGAATTACCTGCTCCATCTGAAACTGAAATGAAAATAGCTGCATTAGAGGAAGCTATTGCAGAATTGAAAAAAGATGCTGAATCTAAAAAGGCAATGATGTCTGAGGTAGAGGCAAAATTCAGCAAGGCTATCTCTGAGATGAGTGATGTGATTGTAGGATTGATCAGCACACCATCTGCATCTGCTACTGAAAATCCAAAGGATAAGTTCAATGCACATGTAGAAAGCAAAGAGGAAAAAATGAAAAGATTTTTAGATAGAGCTAAAAATATCAATAAGTAACAATTTTTTAAAACAAACAAAAACAAATAACAATGGCATTTGATGTATCAGCATTAGCAACCTACACAAAAGAGAATCAAGATCTTTTGGTAGCTTCATCTGTATTAGGTAGCAAAACAGCTAGCTTAATTAAAGATCAAGGAAATGTGATGGTAGGTGTAAAATCTAGCGAAAAGATTAACATCATGGACACTGACGCTTTTTTCCAGGATGGATCATCTTGTGGATTTAACGCATCAGGTACAACTACTTTCACTCAAAGAACTGTAACAGTAGGTAAAATCAAAGTAAACGAGGCTTTATGTCCAAAAGACTTAGAAAGAACTTACTTACAAAAGGCTTTACCAGCAGGTAGCAGCTATGATTCAGTAGTATTCGCAGAACAGTATTCTAACAGAAAAACTGAAAAAATCGCATCTCAATTAGAGATCGGTTTATGGCAAGGTGACACAGCATCAGCTGATGGTAACAAAAATAAGTTTGATGGTATCATCAAATTAGTTACTGCTGCAAGCACTGCTGTAGTAGACGCAAACACTAGCACTTATTTTGGTAGCACTGCTACTGCAATCACATCAGCAAATGTAATCGCTGTATTTGATGCAGTTTACAAGGCAATCCCTGCTGAAGTAGTAGCAAAAGATGATGTTAAGATTTTCTGTGGTATGGATGTTTTCCGTACTTACACAATTGCTTTGAAAAATGCAAACATGTTCAACTATGCATTTGATGGCAAATCTGACAGCGAATTCTTATTACCAGGTACAACTATCAAAGTGGTAGCAGTACAAGGTTTGAACGGTACAAATAAGGTTTATGCATTAAGATTAAGCAACTTATTTATCGGTACAGACTTATTGAATGAAGAGGAAAGATTTGAAATCTTCTACGCAAAAGAGGCTGATCAAGTACGTTTCGTATCTGAATTCAAAATGGGTGTGAACTTTGCTTTCCCTGGTGAGATCGTTAAGTTCGTAGTATAACTAATACAGGGCAGTGATTAATTTTGCTGCCCTATTTTTAAAAAAATATAAATTATTCAAAACATGGCATGTGCATTAACACAGGGGTACACATTAGACTGTAAAGATAGCATAGGTGGTATTAAAGCCGTATGGTTTATTGCTGCTGGTGATGTTTCATCTATGACCGAGGTGTCAGGGGTGGTAACAGCTATCACAAAAGCTAGTGGAAAGGTATTCTATAAATATCAGCTTGTTAAGAATAGCAGTTCATTAACTGAGAACATAAATGCAAATATCCAAAACGGAACTATTTTTTATGCTCAGGAATTAGCTATTATGTTAAACAAGATGCAAGCAAATACAAGAAACGAAATCTTGTTATTGGCTAAAAACAATTTGATAGCTGTAGTAGAGGATGCAAATGGCAAATACTGGTTATTAGGAAAGCAAAATGGCTTAGACATTACTGCTGGATCTAGTGCTACTGGTACTGCTCAAGCAGATAAAAACGGCTATGCATTAACATTCAGCGGTGGTGAAAAAGAATTAGCACCTGAGGTGACTAGCTCAATTATTGCTGGATTGACAGCTTAGGCTTTCGTGGTTTTCAATAGTAGGTAGTCGGCCAGTCTCTCAAAAGGGGCTGGCTTTTTTTTATGGTAAAAGTCAGGCTAGATGCTATTTAATGGTATGATATACTTGACAAAAGGGCAAACTACTGATCTGATAGTGACTTTGACTGAAAAGCAAACATTGTCTGCACCTAATTATCTATTCTATTTTATCAATAGAACTAGCAATGATGTGGTGGCTTTTGTTAAGTTAAATGCTACAGATACATCAGCACATAAAGATAGGTATAATAAATTCAGCGTAAATGCTACTACTTATTTCAATAATAAGTTAGCAGGTGAATGGACTTACTACATCTATGAGCAGGCTAGCACTAGCAATGTCAATCCTGATCTAGCCACTGGGCTATTAGAAACAGGTATATTGAGGCTGAATGATAGTACTACTTTTGAGTTTACCGAATATGAAACTACAAACACATTTAAAGTAAGATAATGGAATTAACAAACAATTTTTATGTATTGAGTTTTGCTGAGGCAAAGCAACCTGAGTACAGAGAAAAGAGAGGGCAGGGCTATATTGAATTTGGTGAGAAAAATGACTACCCAACATATTTGCTAGATTTGTACAATAAAAGTGCAAAGCATCAGGCTATTGTAAGAGGCAAAGTAAACTATATCATAGGGAATGGATGGGCTGTGAAAGAGGCTGATCCTGCTGCTGAGACATTTATAAAAAATGTTAACAGCTTTGGTGAGGGATTGAATGACCTGACTAGAAAGGTAGATATTGACATTGAAGTATTTGGTGGAGCATACCTTGAGGTGATATGGAGTGCATTTGGTGAGCAATTAACTGAAATCAATCATATCGATTACACAAAGATAAGATCTAACAAGGATAACACAGATTTTTGGTATAAGCAAGACTGGGCGGATAGAAAATCTGAGCCTGAGATCATCCCTGCATTTAATACAAAAACTAGGAAAGGAAAGCAGATTCTATATATTAAGGAATACAGACCAGGGATGCAAACCTATGCACTACCTGGGTACATGGGTGCATTAAACTACATTGAATCAGACATTGAGGTTTCTAAGCATGTACTAGGCAATGCACAGACTGGGTTTTCTGCTAGTAAACTTATTACCCTACCCAATGGTGAGCCTAGCAATGAGGAAAAAGGAAACATTGAAAGACGCTTTGAAAAAAGATTCACAGGATCAGATGGTAAAAAGTTTATTTTAAACTTTGTGAATGATCCATCTCGTAAAGCTATTGTAGAGGACTTAGGGGCATCAGATTTAACAAAAGAGGATTTTGGAAAGGTAGACACTATGATCCAGCAGAACATCTTTGCAGGTCATCAGATTACTACCCCATCACTATTTGGTATCAGTGAGCCTGGTAAATTAGGCACTAGAACTGAGATGAGAGATGGATATGAGATCTTTAAAAATACCTATGTAAACGATAAGCAGCAATTTTTAGAAAGCATTTTCAATATGCTAGCTAGATTGAAAGGTGCAAAGCAGGAAATCTACATTCAACCTGTAGAGCCTATCAGTTTTGAGTTCAGTGAGAATATCATTGCTCAGGTAGCACCTAAGGAGTGGATCTTAGAAAAGATGGGTATTGATGCTACAAAATACGGTGTACAGCCTGACTTGACAAATACAGCACAGCCACAGCAGCAGTCTATCAATGAGCATTTAAAGGGCTTAAAAGGCAGAGAATGGCAGAACATGCAAAGGATAGTAAGAGAGTTCAACAAAGGTAAAATAAGCAGGGATCAGGCCATTGCTATGCTTAGAAACGGCTATGGCTTAACTGATGAGGACATGATCACCTGGCTAGGTGAGGATGAGGCTGCACCTGCAAAATTCAGTGATGATGTCATTAAGGTATTTGCTGAATTTGGTGAGAGTGCTAGCAACTATTCATTTTTAAAAAAAAAGACTGTAAAGTTTAAGAGTACAGAGGCAATGATTGACAATGAGATTTTATCATTAGAATTTGCTGATGTTATCTTAAATGATTTGGAAAGGAGTATCATTGATCTTATCACAAAGGATAATTTGATTACACCTGAGATACTTGCTGATGTGACAAAGACAGATTTAAAGGTGATTAATGACACATTAGGCAGATTAGAGGCTGATGGTATATTGAAAGCTAGAATAGTGGGTGATGCCATAGAGAGAGTGCCTATAAAGCCATTAAGCAAACTTGCACCAGGACAAAAGGCTGACACTACGAGTTTCAAAGTGATGTACAGCTATGAGTGGAAAACACAAGTACCAGTAGATCAAAGAGACACACCAGAGCATCCATCTAGGGAATTTTGTAGAAAATTGATTTCATTGGATAAGCTATATAGTAGAGCAGACATTGAAAATATCAGTGCAAGATTAAACTATAGTGTATTTGACAGAGGCGGTGGATGGTGGGGTGATTCACCTAGCTGCAGACACACCTGGATGAGTAACATAGTAATAAAAAAGTAAAACAAAAATAATGAGTAGGAATACACTTTTTATATCAGTAAAGACAATAAAGGAGAGAACAGGATTGCATGCGAATGTGGATGAGAAACTGATTTTGCCTGAGATCCTGACAGCACAGGATATGTATATTCTGCCTGCATTGGGTACAGGTTTATACAATCGTTTGCAGGATGGAATTGATGACAATGATTTGACAGCAGCAGAAACAGATCTATTGGATAGCTATATTACAAACTGTTTAGTGTATTATGTGATGAGTGAATTGCCTATGGGCTTATCTTATCAGTTTTACAATAAGGGGGTAGTAAGAAAAAGCAGTGAGAATACTGATATGCCATCAGCCCAGGATATGATTGATGTGGCAAATAGATACAAAGCTAGGGCTGAATTCTATAAGCAAAGGCTAGTAAAATTTTTAAGGCAATCATCTACTACTACAGTTTTCCCTTTATATAACAATCCAGGGAACGGAGTGGACACTATTAGACCTGATATTGAAGCATACACCACTACCATTTGGCTAGGTGATGACTGTGGCTGTAAGGGCAAATCCTTTGAGCAAATGTATCAGGGAAACATAAATTCATGCTGTGATGGCGAATAAAACATATAGCAAAAAAAATCAGGATAAACTTAAAGTATTCCTGGAAAAACAAACAAACAATGGCAGCAAGGATGCTGTAAAAACAAATGTAAAAGATGCCGAAAAAAAGCGGAGTATATAAAATAACATCACCTACTGGTAGGATTTATGTGGGATCTTCTGCTGACATTAAGCAAAGATTTAGATTCTATCGTTGTACTAAAGCACCAAAGCAAACTCTATTGCACAGGTCATTTATGAAACATGATGTAAATAACCATCAATTTGAAATCATACATGAATGCTGCCCATTTGTTCGACTAGAAATGGAACGCTACTATGGAAATAAACTTAAAAGCCTATCAGATTATGGTGGCCTTAATTTGATTTTGCCAAAGGCTGGTGAATTACCTGCTTTCTATTCTGCTGAAATAAGAGAAAAGTTTTCTCAAATAGCTAAAAAAAGAAAGTACACACCCGAAACTATACAAAAGTTTAAGGATGCTAGAGTTGGTAAATATGGCGGAGGCCAACATCCACAGGCTAGAATTGTTTTACATACAGGATATGGGATATATTATAGCTGTATAAAAAATGCAGCTGAGGCAAACGGTATAAAAAGATCACTCCTAAATGCAAAACTTTTAGGTATTGTAAAAAATAACACACACTTAATTTACGCATAATGGCAGCAAGAACACTTACCTTAAATCAGGTCGTAAGTCAAATAAAAGCAATAGCAGAGGCACATCAGCAAATTAACACTGTTTACTACGGTGACTTTGATGAGTTTCTAGGGGAAAGTGCAGACAATGTCTATCCTGCTATGTACTTTGATTCTACGAATGCAAATATCTCCACCAGGACACTTACACTGAATTTCAGCTTGTATTTTTTTGACAGAATGCTACCTGAAAAAATCAATGAGACTGAGGCTTTGAGTGACATGCTAAGTGTGACACAGGACATCATTGCTCAATTATTGTATCAGGAATTTGAATTTGAGATGAGTGAAAACGTATCATTGACTTTTATAACTGAGGACACACCTGACAATTTGATAGCTATAAAGGCTGACATCAGCTTAGAGTTACCATTTACATCAGATAGATGTGTGATTCCTACTCAGTACCAATACCCAGCATAAACCTATTTATAAGCATGGCAAATAAGAAAATATCAGAATTAGACAGTAGGGCATCCTTATCATTAAGTGATTTACTTGCGGTGGGTGATCCTACTACTGGCTATTTATATAAGATTACAATCACTGACCTAAAATCTTTGACAGGTGCAGGGGTGATTTCATTTAACGGTAGAGTGGGATCTGTAGCACCTGCTGAGGGTGACTACACATTGAATCAATTGGGTGATGTGATTATTACCAGTGCTACAAATGGAAATATTTTGCAGTACAATGGATCAAACTGGGTGAATGTAGCTGCTGCTGATCTTAGCGGATTTGTGCCATATACAGGTGCAACTAGCAATGTAAATTTAGGCACATACGATTTAAGTACTGACATAGTGAATGCAAATGACATCAAAGCATTGACAAGTGGTGGTCTAGATATTTATTCTAATAGTGGCACACACATTGCATTGATGGGTGGTGGTGGCGGTGCAGGAACTACTTTTTATGGTGGTTTAATAGGTACTACTGGCAGTTTTTCAAGTTCAGGTGGATCAAATACATTTAGCATTGACCATTCAAGTGGCAGTGGCATAGCTTTGAGTATTACAAAGGGCGGTAATGGTGAGGGTATCTATGTAAACAAAACAAGTGGATCAGGGAATGCTGCTACTATTGTGGGAACATTAGAAGCTACTACATTAGTCAAAACAGGTGGCACATCTAGCCAATTTTTAAAGGCTGATGGTAGTGTAGATTCTAGCACATATTTGACTACATCATCAGCATCATCTACCTATGTGCCACTTACTAGAACATTAACAATAAATGGCACTGCATTTGATTTGAGTGCAGATAGGACATGGACAATACCTACACATGATGCAGTGACTATAGGCACAGCAAATGGGCTGAGTTTATCAGGGCAGGCTTTGTCATTAGCACTAGCTAGTACAAGTGCAACTGGTGCATTGAGTAGCACAGACTGGAATACATTTAACGGCAAACAAAATGCTTTGACAAACCCAGTTACAGGTACAGGCACTAGCGGTCATGTAACATATTTTACTGGCAGTACAAGTGTGGCAGGATCAGCGAATCATTTTTGGGATGCTACTAATAATCGTTTAGGTATTGGTACGACAAACCCACAAAGATCATTAGAGATTTTTAATGCTACTGCTGATGCACATTTGAGATTGTCAGGTGCAGCACCAACAGTGTCAATGGGTGAGGCTGTGACTGGATCTGTGTATCAGGCTAAGTTTGGGCTAGTGACTGCAAATGCACAATTTGTGACAGGATCATTAGCAGGTGACTTTGTGATCATATCACAGACAGGTGCTACTATTTGGGTTACATCAGGCGGTGAGAAAATGAGGCTTACATCAGGGGGGAATGTAGGAATAGGTACGACTAGCCCTGGTGCAAATTTAGATGTTGTATCATCTATTAGAGCAACAAATAACACAACTACTGGGTTAAATTCATCTAACATACAGTTAGCTGCTCATAACGGAACATCAGTCGTTGTAAGTGGATCAATGTTTCAAACTAATAGCACTTTTTCTTATCAGCAAATTTCACCTAATCAAACTAATATTTACGGAACTGCAGCAAACGGAATGAGAATAGCTACTGCAAATGCTCCTATTATATTTGCAACTGGGAATAGTGATGCAGACTTTTCAACTGCAAGACTTACAATAGCATCAACAGGTGCAGCTACATTCTCAAGTAGTTTAACGATAGAAGGTAGTGGTAGTACAATTAGAAGCGGTAATGAATTAAGATTTAATCGTGCAGACAATGCTATTTATACAAGAATGTATGATGCTGGTAGTGGCGCTGCAAATGGATTTATTTTAGATAATACAAATGGTGAAGGCTTCCATTTTAAGAATGGTGCTACGACAATTATGCGTATGCCTTCAAATGGCAACGTAGGAATAGGTACAAGTAGTCCTAATAGCGTATTAGAAGTTTACGGACAAACAAGAATATCAGCAAGTTTAGGTTCAGTATTATTGATTACTCCTGATGCTACAAGTACAAATGGGGTAACATTAGATACTTCGTATTATGGTACTGCGGGTTATGGACCAATGAAAATTAATGTTGGAGGCTCCGAGCGAATGAGAATTACATCGGATGGTTATATATTAGCTGGTACTACTAGTAATTCATTTACTTCAAGACTTGTATTACATAATCCAGACAGTTATGCTTTACATTGTGTTAGGACTGGAACTGGTAGTGAAGGACAAGTAGTTTTTTCAAATGCAAATGGTGCAGTAGGATCAATTTTTACAAGTGGATCAGGCACATCATATAACACATCATCTGACTATAGACTTAAAGCAGACTTTAAAGATTTTAGCGGTCTTGATTTAGTAAGTAAAATGAAAGCATATGACCATGAATGGAAAACTGATAAAAGCCGTTCACATGGTGTGATTGCACACGAATTACAAACAGTCATCAACTATGCGGTGACAGGTGAGAAAGATGGCAAACAAATGCAGGGTGTAGACTATAGCAAAATAGTACCTGTATTGATTAAAGCTATCCAGGAATTAAACGATAAAATAAAATAAATAATGACAATACAATACAATTGGGTGATCAGTGCAATGGACACAGCACCAACAGAGGACAAAATGGTAGATGTAGTAAAAAATGTGCATTGGAGACTACAGGCAAATGATGGCACTTATTCATCTGATGTCTATGGCTTGATGGCATGTGCTACACCATCAGCAACAGATTTCACAGCATACCCTGATTTGACTGAGGTAGTAGTGATAGGATGGCTTGAGAGTGGCTTAGATGTAGATGCATTGAAAGCTGGCCTAGATGCACAAATAGAAACACAAAAGAATCCACCTATAGTGAATTTACCATTGCCCTGGAATGAGTAAAAAAGCAAAAAAAAACTATATATAAAAAACACGAAAGCATGAAATTACAACTACACGAAATCGTAGCACTACACTACGAATTGAACGGAATCACAAAGCAAAAACAAGATGGATCTGTAGAGATCATCAGTCATGGTTTGTTGAAGCAAAAAACGAACATGAAAACAAAGCTATATTTGTCAAGATTGGCAAAGTTAGTAGGTGATGAGTTCAAGCTGTATGATGAGCATAAACAGGAATTATTTAAAAAGTATGGTGAGGAAAAGGATGGCATGATCACTATAGAAAAAGAAAAATTTGCTGAGTTCAATAAAGAGCATGAGGATTTGCTAACTGCTGAAAAAGACATCAATGTGCAGGATTTATGGTCAAGTGAATTGACTATTGATACTGTGGCTGAGATTGAAACTGATGAGATCTATACAATATTTTTAAAATTGATAGATAACAAGTAAGACATGCAGAATATTGCAATTTTTTTAGCTGGGCAGGCAATCATGATAATCATAGGACTGATCAGTATTTATGTGAAAGTAAGTTTGAAACTGAAAGAATTAGAGGTGAGAGTGACTATGGTTGAAAAACAGGATGACATCATAGCTAAGAAACTGGACAATATTTTGACTACAATTAATAAGCTAGCAATAGCAATGCAAAATAAACAAGATCGAGACTAATGAGACTACTGATACTTACTATCCTTTTGTCATCATGCACAATGATACACAAGACTACTGATAAGCATATCAAGGATAGTACAGCATCCAGTGTGGATCAGTCTAAGGTTTATACTACATCAGATAGCCTACACACGATTAATACTGCTACAGTAGAAACGGCTGACCTAGTGGTGATATTTAAAGATAGCACTGCTGGGTTTGTTTCATTTAAAGGGGATAGCATATCCATCCCTGCTGCATCCATCAAGGAAATTAGGAAAAAGAAAATTAAACAACAGCAGAAAAAAGAAACTACAAAACTAGATAAGGATCAGGTGATTATCAATGATACCAGGAATACTGTAAGTGTAAAAGAAAAGACTGTGACAAAAGAAAAAAAGGTGAATAAGATTTCTTGGTTTTGGATATTGCTGGCAATACCTGCATTTTTGCTATATAAGTACAAAGGCAAAATCTATGCAATTCTTAAAGCATTTACTATCGGATAGTGGGTTGGTATCTAGCAAAAGATTCGCTGGCATATCAGCCTTTATAAATGCTATTGTATTGGGTTACATGCCTAATACTAAACAGTTCGTATTTGAGGGATTTTTGTGGTATTCAGCAGCAGTGCTAGGTGTCACAATTATAGAAAAATTTAAGAAAGATGAAAGACCAAAAGACACTAGAGAGGATTCAATTACTACATCCTAAACTAAGAGATGAGGCTGTACAGATCTATGATGAAATTTGTGCTGCTTTGACCGGCAAATCTATTTGTAGATTTACACATACGCTTAGAACATTTGCGGAGCAGGATGCTTTGTATGCTCAAGGTAGATCAAAGCCTGGGGCAATTGTTACAAAGGCCAGGGGCGGTCAATCTTATCATAATTATTCTTTGGCAATCGACATAGTATTGCTATTAGACAAAGACAACAATGGCACTTTTGAGACTGCTAGCTGGGATCAAAAGATTGATGCTGATGGAGATAAGCAAGCTGATTGGATGGAGATTGTAGGCATATTTAAAAGATATGGCTGGGAATGGGGCGGTGATTGGAGATTTAAGGATGATCCTCATTTTCAAAAAACATTCGGCAAATCAATTAATGAATTATTAGCACTACACAATTCAGGCAAAATAGATAAAAATGGATTTGTATTGATTTAGATACGGTTGACGGCTTTATAAATTTACTACCTATGAAAACAAACAGACCGAGGCTATCCGAAACGGAGTTCAATTGGTGGCAACTTAAAAAACTTACTGACAGGAATAGGTATTCTGTGCTGATCAAATCTGATGAGCATGGATGGCTAACTGATCAGACAGTTCAAAGGTGCATCAATAGAGTGCTACAAAATAATCACTTTGATGAGGTGGCATTATTGGGTGATCTCATGGATTTACCCTATGTCAGCAGGCACGAAAAGAAACTATTTGATGATGGCATCCTGGCTGGGTACAGCGAAATCAAAGAGGTAGAATATACAAAAGAGCAGATCCTCAATCCATTGAGATTATCTACTGATGCTAAAATAAGATTCATACCTGGCAATCATGATGAGAGGATCACTAAGCCCCACATGAATAGCAAAAGCCAGCTTGCAAGGCTTGCTGTATTATTCAAAGAATATAAGAGTACAGAGTTACAAAAGATCCTGTCATTTGATGATTATGGCATTGAGTGGGATGGGAAAGATTACATCAATTGGTTTGATGTTTTCACTGGGGTGCATGGGTTAAGCCTGTCTAAAAATGCAGGTGAGAAAAACATCTACGAATACATGGGTAGTGGTGCATCAGGCCACAGCCATAGACTTAACTATAAGCCTATTACAAATAGAAACAATCCGTATGTATGGATTGAGATAGGATGTGGCAGGGTGAGGACTGAGGTGGAATATTTCCCTACAGGAAAGATACCTGACTGGCAGCATGGATTTGCCACTGTACATTTTTACACAGTAAATAAACAGGTGTACTTTTTTGCAGAGCCACATCAGATCATTGATGGTATGTGCATGTACAATGGTGTACTTTATGATGGCAATAAATTAAAATAAATGAAAGCAAGTGAAACACAGATAGGCGGTGGCCATTATTCAAAATTTAAAATTCAGCCTACTGAGTTTATCTATGCTAACAATGTGCCATTCATTGAGGGTAATATCATCAAGTATGTGATGAGGCATAAAGATAAAAATGGGATTGAGGATTTAAAAAAAGCTAAACATTATATAGATCTATTAATACAGTTTGAATATGAAAATGCCTAAAAATTGGAACAAAATGACAGCAGCACAGCAGGAAATCTTACTGGTAAATAAGTACCAGGAATTGACAGCAGAGGTAGATGAAGTGAGGAAACTATTAGCTACTGTAAGAGGGGGGCAAAGAGTGACTATCCCTGAGATAGACAGACCTGATGAGGCAATCCTAAAAGATCCAGCATGATAGATTTTGTCCAGCATGTAAAAAATACATGCAAAACATTTGATGTGAAGTGTGAACTAAGAAACACAAAGTACCTGAAAATGGATGCTAGGAATAAGTGTGCAGGGTATTTTGATGAATCTGTGCCAGTGCTAGCATGTGCTATGAATAGACCTGATTCCCTTGAGATTCTAGTGCATGAATTTGCTCACTTTACACAATGGGCTGACAAATGTACTGCCTGGACAAATGCCATGGATGGTGAGGCTTATATTAAGTTTAATGACATGCTAGAGGGTAAAAAGGTACGGAATTTAAAAAAGTACATGGGGCTTTGCAGGGATCTAGAATTGGACAATGAGATCAGATCGGTGTCATTAATAAAAAAATTCAAGCTACCTATAGATAAAAAGCAATATATAAAAAAGGCTAATACCTACATTTATTTTTATAACTGGATGGTAATCAGCAAAAAGTGGTGTACTGAAAAGAACAGCCCATATCGGAATAAGAGGCTGATGGATGTGATGCCTAATCATTTTGACAATGATTACACAGTGCTGCCTAAGCATATAGAACAAATATTCAGAGAGGAAAAGATATAGTTTTTCATAGTGTGGTACGGCCTGCTGTTTCTACAGTGGGCTTTTTTTTTATAAAAAAATGGACAAATATTTGGTAGTATAACATTATTTACTATCTTTATGCCCTAAACAAATAAACTATGAAAAAAGAAAGCAAAACAAACCTGGAATCTGTCATTATTATTGTGGTATGCTTTATTGCATTAGCACTATTACAAGATGATTATTTTAGATAACCAAAACAAAAACACTATGATACAAGTCACCACATTAGAGAACAGACAGTTTTTTATTAGTGCATGGGGAATGAGCATGACTAGCCGAAGATCATACGATCCTGAATTTTGGATAGTAGTAGAGGATAAGGGTGCTACCTGCATTATTGCTGAAATCAAAAACGGCAAACCATCTGAGAATTTTAGAAAGGAATGGACTAGGGAGCAGGTGGAGAAACAACTACAAAGTCACCCATGCTATAAACATGTAGGGGGTTATCAAATTACTTTATAAACTAATAACCTATGGCAGAATTTATAAGACTGGCAGAGATGCCAAAAGGCAAAGCATTTAAGACATTATCTAAGACAGAACGAATGTACATTGATGACAATTGGCAATACGAAAACATTGAGAGGATGTCAAAAGTATTAAAAATTAAATACATGGATGTGGATGTGTACTGTAGGAAAATGGACTATCTGCCACCCAGGATAAACAAAGCAAAACCAAAACCAATTTCAAAAAGTGATACATTTGATGTAGAAACTTACAAACCGTTTAGTATATGACAAAAGAGGAATTTTTTAAGATCGTACCAGCAAAGCAATTTTTTACTAAATATTGCACAGGAATCACTAACTACTACCACAAATTGAGGGGATTTGATGGCAATAAAAAGCCTATTGATTTCACTATTGAGGAAAAAAAGCACATGAAAAAGTGTGCAGCAAAACTAGGCAAGGAATTGTCTAGTGTAGAATTCTAAAAAAAAGTATAAAAAAACTTTGGTAGTACAAAATGTTTTACTATCTTAGTGCTACAAAAACACACTACTATGAAACAATTATTTACAGTACTTGACTTTAACAGAGATCAAGACACGAACATTTTGACTGTGGATCTTGATTGTAACAGATGCCACATTCCACTAAACAGATTTGAAAAATGGCTTGACCGTACTGACAGGCTTGACTGGGTACATGACTGGTCAGATCACAATGGTGATCACTGCCAGGAAACAGGCAGATACAATATCAGCCAATATTGGGAAATGTCTGCAAAGCAAATCAATAAAGACATCTACGAATTTATTGTGATCCACTTTGTCAATCCATTTAAGGGCATCATTGATTCAATTAACGAAATAACATCAGAATATGAAAGAGGATAAACTGCCTACCTGGTGCGAATTAGTGCCACAGGAAAGACATCAATTACTGGGTGAGTTAGTAGATGCTATGATCTACAGCCCCATAGCAGTAATGAATGTACAATCAATGCTGAAAGGATTTAAGAAAGCTGGATATGTAAGATCTACTATATTACCTAATAATTTTGAAAACAATGAAAACAATTAAGACCATGACTACTCCAAACATTTACCAGGCAGTCAATGCTATCATGCAGGAAATTGAGGCTATTGCTAAAAGCAAAACCAATTCAATGCAGGGCTATAAGTTCAGAGGCATTGATGACATGTACAATGCTTTACAGCCATTATTTAAAAAGCATTCAGTATTCATCACTAGCAATGTGCTAGAAAGTAAAAGAGAGGAAAGACAGACAGCAAAAGGCGGTGTACTTATTTACACCATAGCTAAATGTCAATTCAAGTTTTTCACTACAGATGGATCATTTATCGAATCAGTACTTGAGGGTGAGGCAATGGATAGCGGAGATAAGTCTACAAATAAGGCCATGTCTACTGCTTTAAAATATGCCCTGATGCAGATGTTTCTGATTCCTACAGAGGAAAAGCTGGACACAGAATATGACACCCATGAGGTAGCACCTAAGCCAAAAGCTATGCAAAAGCCAGCTGAGTTATCTGAGATTGACATCTTAACTAGGAAAGCCTACACCAATGCTGATGATGTTTTGATGGTATTAGATACATGCGAAACAATTGGACAGTTAAATAGTCTGTATCACATGAATAGTAAGATAGTAGAGGAAAACAATATTAAGTCACACTTTACAACTAAAAAAGATGCAATCAGAAAAGCTAACTAAATTGGATGAAATAAAGGTGGGGGAAATTGCCCCCACTAAATTTGGCCTTGATCTAATGGCTGAGACAGTGGCAGAACAGGTCAGAGATGGCAATGTGAATGCACTAGATGCTGTGATCAGGTTAAATGCAATGGAAACCTTTGTTAAGATGGTAAAAGAGAAAATCAGCACTGATGTACTAGATGAATTGTACAAGCATCCAAAGCAAAAGGCTGAGATCAATGGTGTTTCAGTATCAGAGATGACCAGCATAAAGTATGACTACAGCCATCTACCTGGATGGTCAGAATTAGATCAGCAGATAGCTGAACTGACCGAAAAAAAGAAAGCTATTGAGGATCATGAGAAAACCTATAATAAAGGTGATCTACCTGTCAAATCTAGTACAGTGACATTCAAAATTCAAATTCCAAAATAAAAACCCAATAACATGGCAAATGACAAAATCCGTTTAGGAAACGGTAAAAAGAAAAATGAATCATGGCTTAAAGCATCTATCTGTATCAGTGATGCTATGCAGCATGCATTTGAGTACAATGGCAAAAAGTATGTAAAAGTAGACATCAATGTGTATGCAGAGCCTAATCAATACGGCAAAGATGTGGCTGTCACATTAGATACTTATAAGCCTGAGCAAAAAACTGGTGATGCACCTACAAAAAAATCTGCACCTAATACATCAGTACAGGATGCCGAAATCATTGATGGTGACCTACCATTTTAATTTAATAAGCCCAGTCTAATACACTGGGCTTTAATATGTTATAAATGAAACAATACGGACTTAAATGTGATCAGATAAGAGGAATAATTTATCTTTTTAAAAATGATAAGATGATCAGAGAAAAGGCCTTTTATAGTAAATGGCAAAGATCTGTACATCTAAATGAATTTATGGCTATATCAAAAGTAGGTACTGATGATTCATATTACATCACCATTAAACTAGACATCTAAATGTACGATTTTAAAACAAGTTTACCTGCCTATTTTGAGGCAATGACTAACATAAATGAAAAGCAAAAAAGAGTTTTGTATGCCATCCAGCATCTAGGTATCTGCAATGATCATCAGATCTCAGAGCATCTATCCTGGCCTATAAATAGGGTTACACCCAGGCGAGGTGAACTAATGGATGCAGGGCTAATAGAAACAGCATTTAGGGGGAAAGACTTTGAAACTGGTAGGACTGTCAATTTTTGGAAAGCTAGCCATATTGATTAAAAAATATTTTTTAGTTTCAGAATATTGATTCATATTTGAAAAACAATTCATTTAGATAGTGGATGATCTAAATGAGTTTATTAGGTGATTAAAAACCTGCCCCTTTGCGATCCACAGCACTGGGGCTTTTTTATTTTATTATGGCAAAAAGATTCACTGATACTGAAAAATGGAAAAAGCCTTTTATAAGGGGCTTACAAGCCCCATACAAGCTGCTTTGGCTTTACATCTGTGATGACTGTGATTATGCTGGAATTTGGCAGGTGGACATGGATGTAGCACAGATCAGAGTAGGCGAAAAATTAAACGAGCAAAAAGCACTAGAATTTTTTAGTGACAAAGTTATTCCTATTGATGGGGGATCAAAATGGTATATACCATCATTTGTTGAATTTCAATATCCATCAGGACTGAGTGCAAATAATAAGGCACATGTAGGAATCATAAAAATTTTGGAAAAATACAAAAATCAAATTGACCAGTCCAAGCCCCTTGCAAGCCCCTTAAATGGGGCTATGGATATGGATAAGGATAAGGATATGGTAATGGATAAGGAAATGGATAAGGATAAGGATAAGGTGAAAAAGCCAAAAATTGAAATCACCTACCCATTCACATCTGCCCAGTTCATGAGTTACTGGGAAATATGGAAAGACTACAAAGCCAAAGAACACAAATTCAAATTCAAGTCATCAGGATCTGAGCAAGCCAGTTTGAATGAACTGGTCAAGCTGGCAAATGGTATTGAGCAAAATGCCTGCCTGATCATACAGCAATCAATGGCAAAAGGATGGAAAGGATTTTTTGAACTAAAAACTGAAAACAATGGAACTACAAAAACACAACAAACAAGAGCTAGCCATATCACAGACCAACAATTACACGAGGCATTTGCTAAACGCTTTGGCGGTAGGTAGTACAGGTCAGGTTTACAATGAAATGTGCAGATGGAAAGAGAAAGGATCACCACTGCCTATGAAAGTGATTGAGAATATCCCAGTAAAGGACAGACTGCCTGGCTTAGTACAAACCTATGGTATTGACAAGGTATCAGCTATCCTGGCAAAAGCAATCCAAAAAACACTAGCCAATTTCAATTTAAGGGTGGGTATGAATGCTGACCAGGTGCTAGAACTATCCCTGCAACTGATTGACAGTGCAAATGAGGATCAGCTAGCATTTGAGGACATCATGCTGTTTTTGGATGGTATGGTAAAATTCAAGTATGGCAAAGTGTATGATCGTATGGATATGCCCACATTCTTTGAGATGCTAGAACAGTACAGGAATGAAAGACACCAGGAATACATGAGGTTTAAAGATGAGCAGAATTCACAGTACAAGGCATTTGGTGACAGCAACAGGATGAGTACTGATGTAGACAAAGATTCAATGAGAGATGCCATGAAAACCTACATGCAAAAAAATGTGGAAAAAAGTTAGTAAAATATTTTGTACTATCAAAAAGAGGAAACATATTTGAAACATCCTAATGAAATAACCTATGAAACATGGATCACTATTTAGTGGAATTGGTGGATTTGATTTAGCAGCAGAATGGATGGGCTGGGAAAACAAATTCCATTGCGAGTGGAATCCATTCGGACAAAAAGTATTAAAACATTA